CTGCTGCCCGAACTGCTTTACCAGCTGTTGGATCTGAATAACCTTCGTTGTTCTTATAGCTCATTTCACACCTTCTTTCTTCTAAATATGGCACAAGAATAAATGTACTTGCCATTATTACAGCTGCAATGTTTCCTCTGAATGAAAAATATCCCATGCAGCAATATAAAACGATTATTTGTATAAGTCTTATTTTCCACATTTTATCTTCTCCGATTAAATTGTCTTAACATAGCTTCTCTCCAATCCTCGCGGTGTTTCTCACAGGAATCTTCATCTTCTACAAGAATCCCCCTGCGGTCACAGAGGCCATCATCGTTGTTGATACAGGTTTTACATGTCTTTTCCATCATTTTCTCCTTTCTGCCATGATCCGGTTGAAATTCTCTACGTTTCTGGTGTTTATCAAGTATTTCGCTCCGTCTGGGATTTTCTCTGTGCAAATGCGTTTGTATGTTACTGCTCCGATACCGGTGTAATACTGGAATGCCCAGGTCTGGAAGTTGCGTGGGAGCTTTACAAGCCGGTATCCACATTTTCTGTTAAACAATTTCTTTTTCTGCCTCCTATTCATTCTCACCTCCCTGCTGCACTCAGCATCCACTTCCGGTATCTGTCCCATTCTGCTAGGAGTTCAACGTCTAAAACCTTACTCAATTTGATATCCTCCGGAATGATCCGGTATTTCTTGTTCACAAGAGCAAAATTGGCTGCTGCCTGGGCTACATTGTTCTTTGTGCAGCCGGTCTTTTCTGTGACCTCTCTGGCTATCAGCAGGTCTTCAAATACTTGCTTTCCATTCTGATCTACCACCTTATACAGGTTCATTCTCTTTCTCACTGTTTTCCCCTATCTCTACCGGATCCAGATAGTTCCGGCCGAATATCTCCATAAATTCTTTGTGACTGTGCTGCTTTTCAAATAGTCTCTGTGCTGTCCGCTGTAATTCGTGGCGGATCCGGGCGTTGTTGTGCACTGCTTCCGGACCGTAGATGTGATGGTCATGACACAAGTATACTTTCAGGCCATATTCCTCGGAGTTCTTCCGGTTCGGCCTCCGAATATATGGTGCTCATCCAGGATCCTGTGTTCGTTCCAGTTGTCGTGGAGTGTTACGCAGAGATAACAGGTCCTGCTGCTTTTATCGTGTAGGATGCTGGCCGGATGGCGCATCCTCTTTTTCTTTGTTTTTGCCTTTGTCTTTGGAAATAACATTTTTTATGTGTCCGAATCGGACACCCTCCTTTCCCCTGCCGCATATCTGACAGGCTCATGCGGCAGGTTATATATGTTAATCGAATTTTCGAAAACACCCTTATTTCTGTAATTCCTTCAAGAATTCAACTAACTCTGATTCTGAATTTGGAAATTTGTTGTATCGTGTATGATATGTCCATTTCGGTATGTTGTTCTTATGCTCTGGCTCCGGGCCTCCAACAAGGTGCATATAGTGCGATTCCGTCAAATTTGATACCCAACAACTGTTCTGATTGCGTGGATCCGGTTCATATTCTTCAACGATCAGACGGGCACCGTTTTCGAAATCGTACTTGTAGTACTTGACACCGATGTTTTTATCTTCATACCAAAGGCCCCAGACTTTGTAGTTTCTCAACCATTCTTTCCGCTGGTCATTATTTTTCATAACCGGCAATGCGGTGATTTCACCGGGATGGTCTAGCGTTTTGTTGTCCTCAACAAAATGTTCCTGCTGCTTTTCGTCCGGCGTTTCTGCTGCCGATAAGCAGTGCTCTTCCAGCCAACCGCACCGGCTGTTACAATCATCCGGACACTGAGCACAGCATTTGTATTCCGTATCACAATAGGCTGCTGCACCGCATTTTCCCGAACCGCTCTTTCCAGTGATACATTTTGCCGGCCCCGGCATTTTGTTATCTTTCTTCTCAGGTGCGTCTATAGACACCATCTTGACCGGTTTCCGTTTCTTCCCGAACCTTTTTATCAACTCGTGGGCCAGCTCATTCCAGGTGAAAGCGCATTCCATGTAACTTCCAGGATTGAACATGATCCCGGTTGAATTTGCCTGATAATTAAAATTGCCATTCCTGATCCGGACATCCTGATACCGAGCTTCAAGCAAATAGGTTGCTGCTTTTGTATCACACGTAAGAACACGTTCTTTATCTCCTCTGTTCAGGGCTTCGAAAAAGCGTTCTATCTGCAGTTCCGGTGTGATTGGGATCTCGTTCTCCGGCGGCCGGTTCTGTCCGGTTGCTGTTTCGATGGTCATCTGGCCAGGAATACCTTTCTCTGCTTCCTGCTGCCGGTACAGGTCTCTGATATCGTCCAGTGTCAGGATTCCTGTTTCTTCGTATAACTCACAGGCCTGTTTCTGATGCTCTCTGTTGAGCTTGGACGCTTCATAGGCCACGGAAATCTTGATCCTGTCTTCTTCAAATTCCGACATCAGCTGTTCGCAGAGGTTTGTGCTGATTGCATGATATCTTCCCAACTGGCCACCGGATGTTCCGATCAGGTCTTTCAGGATGTCCCTGGTTTTCCCTTCCATTGGTGTTTTCTCACGGAGTTCTTTCACAAGACCTTCCATTTTGAGCGTTTCAGTCATTTTTTCCCAGTCGGATTTGTCACGGTAACAGTTCGCCTGGATGATCATGATCTGGCGTACTATGTCGTTTTCCTGACCCGCATCCTGTTCCAGTTCCGATTGTGTTTTATATATACATGGGACCCGGCTGAATCTGTCATTTCCTTCATTGAGCAGATCGATACAGCACTTCCGGCGGCAATGGCCGGCTATAACGTAATCCTTCCCATCCCTGTTCTCGATCAGGAGCGGCTGGAGGATCCCCAGGAGCTTGATCGACTGTTTCAGTCTTTCAAGTTTCTCTGTGTTGTAGAAGTTTTCTTCTGACGGGATCAGATCTTTTGGATTCCGGTATACAATCTTCTGGTCCTGCTGCCGGTCCGGGACTGATCTGTCATTGAGAAGGCCTTTCAAATCAAATTTCGCCATCGTCTTCATCTCCAATCATGTTTAAATATTCATTGACTAATGATTCGTAATCTTCTGCTGCTGCAGATCTGGGGCTGTGAAGTGCTACCGGCATACGCATGAATGTACTTCTTGCTACTACACCCGAAAAACGGATCTTTGTTTCCATTGCCGGATATTGTTCTTTAATTACCTCTGCACCCTGCAGATGCGCCTGGTTGAATTTCTGGTATTTTGTCACGAAACAGCGGACGTTCTCCAGATCCGGGTTCAGTTCTTCCTGCACTTCATCTATCTGATCCAGAAGCTCATTCATCCCTTCCAGAGTGTTGTCGTCCACTTCTACCGGAACCAGAACATCATTTGCCGCAGTCAGGGCGTTGATAACAGAAATGTTGATATCCGGAGCATTGTCTACTACGCAGAAATCATATCTATCCGATACCTGCTGCAATGCCTTTTTTAATCTGTTCTGCTGTGGACGTACACGGTCCATAGTCACTTCCATATTCGCTGTCAGAAGGCCGAGGTTTGCTGTGATGATATCCAAGTTTACATAATCTGTATGATGAATTAATTTGTACATATCTGGATGGCGATCCACCATGATCCGATCAATTCCCTCTCCATCCTGTGTCCGGCGGTTTAATCCACGCGAACAGTCTCCCTGCTTGTCATTATCCACCAGGAGCACCTTATATCCCCTCTGTGTCAGTATGTAAGCAATGTTGATGCTTGATGTGGTCTTGGCTACACCGCCTTTTAAGTTTATTATTGCTATTGTTCTCATGATATCCTCCTTATCTTTCCTCTCCCCTGCTGCATCCATCATTTTCTCTCAACTGTACAGCTGGAAGGCCAAACCCTCTACAATAGTGATGTCCTGACTTTCCTTTAGCTCTGTACCTGCAGTCTTTGCAGAGTGTGATCTTACGATATCTGTTCATAAGCTGACCGGTCTGGCTATTATCAAAGTTATTTATCTTCTCATATTCCTCCCGGATTCTGTCAGTATACTGTTGTAATCCGCAGCGTCCGCATATCCTGTCCATCAAATCTCCCTGCATTTCTTCTCGAAACCAGCACAATTCATCGCAGACATATGCCATTAATTCCTCAAGGATGCCGTCTATGCCTTCGTCTTCGTTCCTTGTCTGCTCTCTGCATCCATTCTGGTTTTCCTCCGATCGGTTCATCATCAAACCATATTCCTCCTTTTTCGTCTTTATAGTATGTAAACCGGATACCGGATCTAATAATGGTACCCAGACATTCCATTGTTAATATGTCCTGTTCCGGACGCAGGCTCCAGCCCTTGCCCCAGTATTCTTCCACACTCATCGTGTTTCATCTCCTCCCGTAACCACACGGAATAACTGTGTTTCTCTGTTTTTGCAGAGATTTTGTGTGGATCCGGAAGCTGATTTATAGCTTTAAACAGTCTGCGCCATTCCTCTCTGTTCGCGATCGGCTTTCCTTTTGTGTCCAGCCAGCCGGATCCAGCCATTTCCGTGATCTTTCCCAGGCGACTTGTAACATACAGATCGCTTATGTAAAAGCACACGTCACAGGTTCTCGTCATGTGATCCAGTGCATCCACCATGGTAAGCAATATGGCCTGATGATATGTTCCAGTTACCCTTCCAAAATGCTCCCTTGTCTCTTTCCCTGTCCGGAGCTGAGTCGACAGCACATATCCGCATTTTCTTTCCACATTTCCGCGAAACCGGCTGCTTGTCTCAATAAAAACATTTACTTGCTGCATGTTAATTCCTTCTCTTTTCTGTTTTGATCAATATGTAATGTCGGTATGCG